GTGCAGTCCAGCCGCTTGCCGTAGTTCTTTTGCAGCAGCCCGTCCAGCGGGATCAGCTTGCGGTAAACCTGTTTCCCCCGCTTTGGGTACTCCAGCTCAAGCCATGAGTAGTCCAGTCTGTGTGCCATACCCGGCCTCCTAACTGTTGTTGTAGTGATTGATGGCGGCGTTCAGCGCGGATTTCAAACTTCCGCTCCCCTCAAACAGCGCCGCCTTGACTTCATCGCCCTTTTCTTGTGCGCTGGGCAGCGTTCCGTAGCCCGCTCGGTTGCTGATGGCCGACCGTGCCGCGTTGAACGTGGCAGCGTAGATGGTCGCGCCGGAGCTGACACCCGTATAAGGCGCACTGCCGCCCTCGGCCTCTGCCAATTCCTTGATCTTCGCCAGCAGATTGTTCCACCGCCCCGCGGTCAGATTACTGATGGGCTGCCCTTTGGCGATGTTGGCCGCGTCCCATGTGGAGTTGTTCCAATAGAACAGATCAATACTGCTCTTGGTGGCGATGATCTCCGCATAGAAGCGGCTGGTGCTGTAAGTATAGGACGGCTCGTCCGTGTCCCGCTCCAGCGTTGAGGTCGGCGTAGTGGCCGTGGAATTGGCGTAGAACCGGAAGATATACGGCCTAGCGTAGCCCGTCGCCTTCGCGATGCCCTTGACCGTAACGGTGGAATTGAAATTGACGGCGATAGCGTGGTATACCTTGTCCCGGATGTCCGATTTCAGCACACCGTCCACATACACAGACGCACTGTCGATGCCTGTGCCAAGCTTGATATAGCAGGTGTACTCCGTCTTTTTCCACACGGCGAAGACCGTAACGCTCTTAGGGCTGCTGGAGCTGGTGGCGTTGGTGACGAAGCTTACCGTGCCGTCGTATGTCGTAGTGGCTCCTGCGCTGCTGCCCCACCCAACGAAGGTATAGCCGCCCCGTATAGGCGTGGGAAAATTGGACACGTCGTAGTTGACAGCGCCGCCGCTGCCGCGCGTAGACAGCACCGAGGATGCCCACGCTGTCGTACCGTCGGCAAACTGTCCGCCGTTGGCGTCTGCGTGCATCTGGTAGTAATAGGTCGGCGCGTAGGTGGCCGACAGCGTTACCGTCCGCGTGCCGGGGCTGCTGGGCGCTGAGATGTAGTGATCGTTGTATACGCCGTTGGCGTTGATCACCGTCCATGCCGATCCGCTGGATGGCGTGGCAATGACTGGGTAGGTGTATCCGTCCTTGTAACTGGCAATGCTGATATACAGCCGTCCTCCAGCGCCCACATCCGCTGTGAAGTCCGCACTTGCCAGATTACTGACCGCCGTAGTGTTGACACCAAAGCCTACCTGTTTGATGCCGCTGCCCAGCACAACCTTGACCTTGTAGCTGGTAGTGCCCGCCGTGGCAGGGCCAACGCGGACATACTTTGTCCCCGTCCCCACATTGAACGTCACCGTGCCGGATTGCAGGTAGTCCACCTGTGTCCAGCTGGAGCCGTCCGAAGAGGTGTAAACATAGACCGGGAAGGTGTAGCCGCTCTCGCACACCGTCTCGCTGGCACGGATGGTGACGGTGGAATTATCTTTGACGTAGCTCAGCGTCCGCGACGTGGTGATCGTTGCGCCGTTGGGATAAGGGTCTGTCGCCGTGCTGTAGCTGGCGTGCACCACATACTGGCTAACGCCGGTGCCCAGTCTGCAATATAGTGTTGCCATAGCCGATCACCCAAAAACAGCAGCACCGCCGCCGGCCAGAATATCCGCCCACGTCTTTTCCGTCGTGCCGCCGCTGGAAACCAGCGTCACCTTCGCGCCGCCGATCGTCACATTATTGCCACCGCCGCCGATGCGCACCGTTGTACCGACCGATGCGGCGTTGGCCGTGAGGTCGGACACATATAGCTCGCTCAGCGTATGACCCGCGTCCGAAATAGCCCCGCTGGCCACATATCCGCCCACGCTGCCGCCAATGATCTTGGAGGCGTACAGGCTCTCGATCTGCGCGTTTCGGATCGTCGCGTTTTCGATGTCGATATATTGGGCAGCCAGCACGCCCGTGATGTTCGCCGTACTCAGATTGATGGCGTTGGCGGTGATGTCGCCGTCCACGTTGACCGACTTGACGTGCAGGTCTACCTTGTCGGAGCTGATCTCCACACCGTCCTTTTTCAGCACAAACGAAGATCCGCCGGAGCCGCTGGATACCTCCAGCGAGATTTTGTCCACCGTCTGATCGATCAGGCTTTGCGCCTCCGTGCCGTCGATCTTACCGTTGATCTGCGTCCGCAGCTCGCTGGCCGTGATCTCCAGATTCGCCACATTGCCCTGTACGTCGCCGATCTCGCTCTTGATGCCGGTAATGTCCACCGCCAGCTTGTGATACGCCCGATATAGATCAAACTCGCGCCGTTTGCTCTGCGGCGCGGGCTTCCGCCCCGTCCCGCCGGTGCACTCGTAGGTGGCTCTTGCCCAGCCTCCGGCCCATTTCAAGGTCATCCGAAAGATGGGCAGTGTCCGCGTGGTGCCGTCGCCGCCCACCACCTGAATGATGTCTCCCGGCTCAATAGACCAGTCGCATACCGCATCTACGCTGTTGGGCGTGTAGGCCGGGAACGCGATCAGCTTTTCATACAAATCTTGTGCCTTGCTCCTGATCTCCGCCTCCGTGGAGCCGTAATACAGGGGATTGTCCAGCACCTGATACTCGTTGCCGCTGCCGTTCTCCGGCAGCATCACGCCAAGATCGGTGTTGGCCACCATCACATGCAAAGCTTCCACAGCAGGGGTCTCATACTCAGCGGGAGAATCCCCAAAGTGCTGATTGCGCGTCAGCTTCACGCTCTGGGTGGCAAACCACACCAGCTCCAGCCCACCGTCCCGGCTCATCCGGGCGTAGGAGCATGCTGTCTCCGCGATCCAGCCCAACACGTCCTTGCCCACAAAGCCGTTTCCGGCCATAGGGGCCGACGCAATGGATGTCGTGCTGCCGGGGAACGTGGCGGTCTTTAATGTCACGCCTACATAGGTACACAGGCTTGCAAGAAGCTGTCCCCGTGTCAGCGGCCATTTTAACGCCGCCCACCAGTCATCCACATCCACGTTAAACAGCTGCATGCCGTCCAGCGCCTCGCAAGAGATGTTGGCCACCCGACGCTGCTCCGGCGTGTCGAAGTAGAACGTGCCAAGCGGAACGTATTCGTACTTGTATACCGCGTCGGCGAACTCATACGCTATGTTTCCCTGATAGCTGATGCCCTTCCCAGACCATCTTCCCAGTTTGTAGGTCAGAAAATCGTTGTCCACGGCCTTTGCCGTTAGAGAGCTGCCATCAATGGCGGCCGCCCACAGGTTTGTCCCGTCGCCTGCGTATAACGTGTTGTTGACGATAACAAGACATGTCGGCGCAAACGTGGGCTGGTCGCCCGTCGCACCGCTCAGATACGGTGCTGTGGCGTTTGCCGTGATGGTCACGGCATTTGCAGTGCCATAGCCATATACCACGCTCAAACCGTTTCCGTCCCATGCATCCGTGCCGACTAAGGCACCCAGAGACACCTTGCACTTACCAAATCCAAACCCGTTCAGCAGACCGTGGTAGTTTAAAACCGACGTTTTCAGCTCTGCCGATACGCATTTCCCGACAGATAGATCCGTTTCCTCGTTCAGCGGATAGGTTATCTCAATGTCCCCAACATCCGCTCCCGTCAGAAACGTGTCGGAAAACTGCATCAGCAGGCGTTTGTCTGTGGTCTCGGACATGGCCGATGTATGAAATGCTGTGCTTGCCTGATACAATCGGCCACCTCCTTAATATTCGATGAACGCGTACCGAATGGGGGAATAGTGAATGACTTTTTTCTCGTTGTCGATCCAGTCGATAGAATATTCCAGATTCGGAATATAGCATCGCGCCGTCTCGTACCCGTCCGTTTCGGTGTTGTATAGCTCAATGGTAACGTCTCGTGCCCGGTTGGACGGGCCTAAACCCGTGATTCGCGTGATCTCCGCAACATCGGTGTTGGTCAGCGGAATGGTGTTGAACTCCACCTTGTTTGGCATGTGACTTACCACTTGCCGATGCAAAACGCCCGTTGCGTCTCGTTCACTGTCCAGATCAAGCCGCTGGTCAGGGTGTGCGGTGTAAGACTTTTCGGCGATGTATTTCATGGGAAACACTGTCCCGTTTACCTTAACAAGATACCCGTTGTACACCTCGTCACCCCCTTACCGCTTCGTATGCTTCCATGCTTTGGCTCACCCACCGTCCTGCGGAGGAAGAAGGCTTTCCCAACGTGAAATCTTTCTGCGCCGTCACTCTTGCGTAGTCTTCGATAGCCCGGATGTTGCCCAGCATACCGGCCTCCACAAACGCCTGCACAATATACCTTGCGAACTCCGGCCCCATCTCCGCAAACGCCTGCACCGCCGCCTGTTGGATGGTACTCAAGGGTGCTTCTATGTTCGTTCCGCTGGTCTGGTCACCCAGCACCGCCAGGAATTCGCGATTGGGCGGAATAACAGCGCCTTGTGCCAGACGCGGGATTGTAACCTCGGAAATCACCGGAATGTTAAAGCCAATAGTGCGTCCGCCGATTCCCGGAACCCAGTCGGGCACAGTGATACTGATTCTGTTGATCTGACGGATCATCCAGTTCAGCGCCCGGATAATGACATTCAATGCGCTGCCAAACACACCTGCAATCGTGGTGGCAATGCCTTTCACGAACTGCATAAGGCCCTGCCACGCCTGCTTCCAGTTGGCGGAAAATAGGCCGTTCAGCAGGGTAATGATACCGTTCAACATATCTTTCAGTCCGGCAAATGCAGCGCCCGCAACCTCTTTGATGAACGAAAAGCACCCGTTAAACACCGACTTGACAAATTCAATGAACCCACTGAGTTGGCCGCCAGTCACGTTGTTCAGCCATGTAAGCAGACTGTTGACCCCGCTTTGCACAAAATTGATGATGCCATATAGCAGGTTTTGCAGGCCTGTCATGAACTTAGTGACAGAGTTCAATACGCCGTCGAGGTTAAGGTTGAGGAAATTTACAACGAACTCAATGGCTCCCTGCACGATGCCTTTGATCCCCTCTAACGCCTGTCCAATTGGCGTACCCGCAAGATTGAATTTTTGAATGATCCAGTCGATAATATCGCCAAATCCTTCGCTTACAAACAGCAAGATATCAGAAATCAGGTCTTGGATGTGCCAGAAAAGATTGTTGATGGATTCCAGCATATCGCCCCAATTGCCAGTAAAGAAGTTTACGACAATGTCTTTTAGATCCTTGAAGATGTTCTTGATGTCCTGCCATATCTTTTGCAGCCGCTTGACGAGGTTATCAAAAATGGAAACATCAGCGTCAAGATCGGAGAAGTCAGGCGCGATACCTTCGCTGGTGTCAATGCCCAGGTCACCAGCTCCGCCGCCGGACAACTTGTTGTCGGAATTTGAAATCGTGGTCAGCTCGTCGAAGTCCGCCAAGCTGCCGGAAGCTTTTTCCGCTGCTTCGCCCACTCCCTCGATTGCCTCTTTCTGCGAATTTAAGGCCTTGTTTTGCGTATTCAGTGCTTTGGCGTTCTGCTTGGTCTGAGAAAAAGATTTTCCAAACAGCAACGAAATAAACTTTGCAACCGCCGTTACGATCTTTGCTAAAATGTTTACCAATGCAGTAAACACAGGCAAAAGCACCTCAATAATAGGCTGTGCAAGCGACAAAAGCGCACCTTTGAGTTTTGCAACAGCCGCGGAAGCCTCCTTACTTTGGCTGATTGCTTGCCCCATGATGTCTTTAAGCGCCCGCAACGCTGCGGCAATAACTGAGAAAATCAGCGCACTTTTTGCAATGGTCTTGATACGTGCCCCTAATTTCTCCATAGCCGCAGAAGCTTTTTTTGCCATGTCAGTCATGACATTTTGGCTTTTGCTGGCCTCGATGACTTGGCGGGCGTACTCAGCCGCCTCTTCTTTTGTGCGGTTCAGCTCCTGCGTCTGGCTTTCGATTTTTTCTGTAACGCGGCCGTACTGCCTACCAAGACTTTGCACCGTGCTATCCTGCTTTTTTAGCAGTGCCTGCTGTTCCTTTAGCTTGGCAACAAGCGCGTCTTGCCGTTCCGCAGCTCTTTGGAGTTCTTCATCGGACAGAGATACCTTTCCACTGGCAATATCTTCGTTGAGTGCCAGCTCCGCCTGAAGCGCTTCCATAATGCGCTTGATCTCCTTCTCTGTTTCCTGCGCTGCCGCTTTGGCGGAATCCAGCTTCTTTTTGATGTTGCTCTGTTCGCCCGTACTCTTTTCAAGCGAATTTTGCAGTCGCTGGATTTTGTCCTTGAGTTGATTCAACTTTGTTTGCGCATTTTTGTCGTCGATACTGGCTTCAAATACGATAGAGCCGTCAGCCGCCATATAATCACCTACTTGCTTTTACAGAATTTGTGTGGTATTATGAACAAACCACAAAAAACTTGTTGGGAGGAGAAAGAAAATGGATAAAATGACTAATTGCAAAATTTGCGGTGCAGATATTGCGAAATCTGCAAAAGTTTGTCCTGCGTGCGGTGCCAAACAGAAAAAGCCTGTTGTGTTAATTGTCATAGCCGTGATTTTTGCTATCGGCATTATTGGCGCTGCGTTAGGAGGAAACTCTCCCGAAAAGGTTGGAAATGTAGGTACACAGAGTAGCGCCGATTCAAGCGAATTGCAGAAAACAGAATTTTCCGTTGGCGACGTTGTTTCTCTTAATGACATTGAGGTTACTTTTGTAAGTTGCACAGAATCAAGTGGAAAAGACTTTTATACACCGGACAGCGGAAACGTGTTTCTGTTTTGCGAATTTGCTATTGAAAACAAATCCAACAAGGACATCGCTGTAAGCTCCTTAATGTCCTTTGAGGCATATGTGGATGATTATTCCACAAACTTGAGCATGTCCGGAACATTAGCCGCAGACAAAGGTCAGATGGACGGCACAATTGCAGCCGGGAAGAAAATGTCCGGTGTAATGGGATACGAAGTACCCGAAAATTGGAAAACACTTGAAATCAGATTTACTCCTGATTTTTGGTCTGGAAAAGACATTACTTTTATCGCAAATCATTGAATTCCGCGAAGCCGCCCCAAATCGGGGAGGCTTTTTATGCCCACACGCGGATCAATTCACTTTCTTGCGTTGTGTACCGCTGCTTCAGATCAACGAGCTTTCTGTTTTTCCGGTAAAACTCCCGCTCGTCCTTGTTCAGCGTCTTGCCGGTTGCAAGCTTCTGCCGGACATTTACGATCTGAGCAAAGAGGCAGTCACCAATTTCGGAAAAGTAGCCGATAAATGTCCACCAGTGCATATATTCCACATCCCGCACTTCCATTCCGGCTACCCTGTTGATTGGTGAGACGATGTATCTGATATCCTGATCCCAGTCGATTAGCCGCAATGTTTTTCCGTCAGGTTCTTCGTCACCACATCGAATAAACCACATACACCGTTCCAGAGCTTCCTTGTAGTGCTCTTGTGGGATATCAGAGATATCGGGATAAAAGGCGACCAATACGGCAAGAGCTTTGTCATATTGGCTGTAGTCCGTATCATCCAACACCCTGCAAATGTCAAGGATCACTCGGTAATCTGAGCGGATCAGGTATTCTCTCCCACAGACATCAACCGTTTTTGGTAGCAAGTCATTCTGCATGGCGGCTGTCACTTAGCATATTTGTTGATGAACTTTTTCAGCTTGGGATTCACCGTCTTGGTCTCTTCGGAAAACTGGTGGTCAGCTTCTTCCATAACAGAGACCAGGAAGTTCAGCCAAACGGGCGAATGTGCGCCAAATGCAAACGTAGACTGAGCACCAAAGACCTTCTCAGATATACCAATGCCAAAAACACCGTCAATGGTTGCACGTACATTTTTGTCATAGTCCGAGATCATGGTAAGCATGTCAGAAACACCGGCGTCCTCCCGGACATTCAGTGATTCGTGCATCTTTTGCAGCTCTGCTACTGCATTGCACAGACGCTCAATAAAGCCGCCCTCTGTGAGATTCGCGGTAAATGCGTTTTCAACACCGTTGACGGTGTAGCTCTGTACGCCATTTTCAAACTTCAGTTCCTTCATTTGTCGCGCCTCCTTATGCGCTCAAGCGCCGCACGTTGTTCTGTGCAATAAACTCCTTGATTTGGTCATAGCCCCAGCCGCAAGACACAAGTCCGCTCACAAGGCACTCCATCGACTGGATGGCCTCCAGGTCTTCTTGCCCGAAATGGTCTCGCAGTGCGTCCGTTTTACCAATTCCGTATTCCTCGCGCAGCTGTGCGGCGTTTTTACCGAACAAAGCCCTGTAAATGCAATTGGTATAATTGGAATAGGCGTGGCCGTGCATGCGTGCGCTTTCCGTGGACTGTTGCAGAGCCTTTGTCAGCGCCTGCCGCACCGCAATGCCTTTCTCTCTTTCGATCAGCTTGCCGCGCTGCGCCAGCTCCATGGCGTTGAACTGCTTGATGTACGCCTCTTTGAATTTCATGGCAAGATCGCCGGTGTACCCCATAACAAGAAGCGTAAACCCGTCGCGGGTCATTACCTTGGCGTTATAGACTCTGTTTCTGCTATCTGTATAGCTAATGTCGCCAAAATTGGCGAGATTAAATTCTTCGCTACATCCCAACTCACGGATGTCTCGCATAACTTTGTCGTGCGGCTTTCCAAACGTTTCCGCCACGTCAAGGCTTGTAACAACAGGGCGTTCCTCGCGGTTGAATTTCATGATTTCAACTAACATTTTGATCAATCCTTTCTTGTTGATTTTTTGTCGCTTGTGTTTTTACTCCGAATCTGCCGTGAACGTCACCACACCGGCAGTCACGGAAGCTGTGCCGGTGGTGCGGGTGCCGCCGTAAGTAACGTCAATGGGCATTCCCACAAAGCCGCCGCCCTCGCCGCCAAGGCTGGAGGGCTTCACCATCGCGCCCTCGTAGCGCTCGGCAAACACAGCCGTCTTTGCGGTGCCTGCGTAGTGGTGGACGATCAGCACGTCCTGATTTGCCAGTGCCGCCGCATCCTGTTTCTTGACGGATAGCTCCCAGATCTTCGTCAGTGCCTTGTCGCCGCTGTCCAGGTCGCAGGGGGCAAAGGTCTGTGTGACAATGGGCTTCTTCATGGTGGTGCGGGTAGTGCCCAGAATGTCCTTGCTGGAATCCTCCTGCCAGTCGTATTCCATGCTGGAATCCGTCACGCGGGTGCCAAAGGCCGACCATTCCGGCGAAGTGCTGGTGCCGGTGTTCAGATACGCAATCAGAAGCTCACGGTCAATGGTCTGGCCCGCTGTCGTGTTAAAAGTGTTATCAGGCATTTGTTATCACCTCGTAAGTCATTTTCATAAGGATCTGATGATCCTCGTCGCCGTTGTCGTATGCGCCGAACAATGCGGAGCGCGTGGTGGCTTCCACGCGAACCACCCGTGCGTCATCCCCGATGTCCGGCCCGCCGTCTGCCGCCCAATCTGCCAGACTGTCCAACAGTTCGTCGGCTTTCAGGCGCTTGTCGTTGCTGTTGCCCGGCTTTAGCCGGTAGATCACCTTGAACTGGTACTCCGCTTGATGGCCGCCCAAAATGTAACGACGTGTGATGTATGTACCCTGGATGGTCGAAAGCGCCATTGCGCCCTCGCTGTCAGCGGGAAGAAACTCATACCGGATCACATCCACCGGCTTATCCGGCCAGGTGTTCAGCCACACCAGCATGGCGCGGGAGATTTTGTCCTCCTCTGCCGCCGAAACCAGTTTTTTCGGTTTGTCATTTGCCATACTTTGCCACCGCCTTTTGCGCCACGCGCACCCATTTTTCAAGGTTCTGCGCCTTGGATGCCTCGCACCAATGCGCCTGCGCGTTCGGGTGCATGGCCTGTGAAAATATTAGATTTTGGTCTGTCAGCACCTTCGTTGCGCCCTTCTTTGCCCACGGGCTTCCCGTGTCGGGATCGACCATCAACTTGCCGTAGTAGAGATATCTAGCGTAAGGCCCCGGGTACACAACTGTGTTGCCGATGGCCCGTGTCCGCTCAGTTAGCGAACCAGTCAATGCCGGAACATATGGAACCGTGTCGGCTTCCACCTGAATGGCAAGAACGTGTTCGGCCTTGTCGCAGGCAAGCGCCAGCTGCCGCCGCACTTCGTCCATGCCCTCGGTGTGTACGCTGAATTTCAGCCCCATCACTTACCTCCCACGGCCCAGTGCTTCAGGTCGCCGTAGTCCTTCATGTCAACCTTTGTCACCTCGTAACAGTCATCGTGCGCTCTTGCCACAGTCTCGTTGTCTGTCACAAACCGGCCCTTGACAAAAAAGCTCTCGCCGCCGTTTCCGTTGGTGGAAAGTGTCCACAGTCCGGACTTTTCATCCACGTTCCAAAAGTCCTGCGGCCCTGCATACCGTTTCTTTTTGCCAGTCGTTGCATCTTTTGCAACAACTGAAAACGGAATATATAGGTTTACCGCGTCGGCTCCTTCCAGTCCGCTGGCTCTGACGTTGGCCGCTTTGGACGCGGACAGAAGAACACCATCAAGCACCGTCACATAGAGCTTCGTTACGTCCTGCATGGTGCTGGCGTCCACTTCGTGGGTCACGTTGTACAACGTTACCGTGTGGGGGAACATGGACATGATCCGTACCCCCTTGCCTGCATAAGTCCGTAAGGTGCCAGATACATGGCCGCGATCTCCCGCTTTCTGGTCTCAAGCAGCTGCATGTCGGCGGCAGATACCGCTTTCGTGCCGTAGCTCTTTGACCAGTCGCCCACCGATTCGCTTGCCACAGGTTTCTCAGCGCTAAAAGCCACGCTGTTCAGCCGTTCGCCGTCCTGCATCACCTCTGCCAATGCACACACCGCGTTTTTCACGGCGATCATGGCGTCACCAGTGACGTTTCTGGCTCGGTTCATGGTCACATAGTCCACATAAGCTGATGCCCTACCAGCCAGAGCCGGAAAAGCATCCTCGTCAATGGCCGTGCCGTAGAACTCGGTAGCGTAGTATTCAAAATCTGCGTATGCCATGCTTCCGCCTCCTTTATATCGTTTCCTCCCCACCCGTCAGGTTTCCCATCGGGGCAGGGAGGAGGCGCGCTTACTTGCTGGTGTCGGCTGCGATAAACAGGCCGTTGGGATTGGGCACAACGGGGATAAACACGCCGCTGGCCTTTGTCCACACCGCCACGGGGTCGGGAGTGGCCCACTGGGTGATGGTGATGAACTGGTTGGCGCTCTTCTCGTTGTACTGGCCGTAGTCGGCTTCCTCGGGGGTCACGCCCCACAGGCCGACGCCGAAAGAGGAAGAGGTGCCGTTGCACAGGAACGCCATCTTGTCCTCGGGGAAGAAGCGCTTGGTGGCCTCGTTGCCGCTGGCGGTCTGGGTCTTATAGCGCAGATCGTTGGTGGTAATCACGCCAAAGCCGAACAGCTCTGCGAACAGAGAACGGATTCTCTCAGCGGGAACATAAGTGCCAGCGCCCACAGTGCCGTAGATCAGCGTCTGAATGCCCTTGTTGGCAGCCAGCTTGCGCAGGATCTTGGTAGAGGTCACGATCTCGGTCAGGGCATTGCCGGATTCAGCGGCAGCGTCAGCCACGGCCATGATCTGGCCCACGATATCAGCGTCGGGGCCAAAATCGATCTTGAAACCGGTGTTCTTGGTGGGAACGCCGTAGTCCACCTTGAGATTCAGGTTGTTTTCGTTGATGGTCATCTTGCCGGTGGCCAGAACTTCCATCTTGGCGACCTCAGTGCGGGTCTTGACGGCCTCGGCCATCTGGCGCATGTCGTCAAAGACATAGCGAATGATCTCGTTCTCGTCGCTCACGCCGTTCTCGATCATCAGCCGCACGCGCTCGGTCTGGTTGATCTTGCGCTTGATCAGCAGCTTTTCCACCTCGGTCTTTTCAAACACAGGACGGGTGCCGATCTCGGCCTCAGTGTCAAAGGCGTGAACGGTAGCCATCACGGGGATGTTGGCACCATCGGCCAGACGCAGATACTCCGCCTTGAGGTTGGCGGTCTTCTGGTCGGGGAAAATGCGGTCGCCGATGTAAGCGGGCCGCGCGACAGACAGATTCTGTGCAAATTCCAGGCGTTCGGCGCTGGAAATCATGTTCAGGATATCAGGCATGGTTTCTTCCTCCTTACTTAGATGTTAGCAGTCCAAACAGGGTACAGGGTCACGTTGCCGGTCACCTCGACCTCAGTCACAGCAGCGCCGCCCTTGCTGGTGCTCCAGCCGGTCTGCTTGTTGCTGGCCTTGGTCAGCGGGTAACTGGTGGAAACCGGCGCGATGGAGCCCTCGAAATAGGTGTTGCCATCCACAGGAGGCGTACCGGTGCCGTCGTTCTTGTCATAAGTCACGGTGTAACCGCGAGTAATGGCGGGTGTGTCCACAAACACAATGCCCTTGCCGGACAGAGCGGTCTTGGCGGCAGTCGCCAGCTTCAGGTTTTCCGCCAGCACGCGGCCAGCCACCAGCACGGAGCCGGGCATATTGCCGCTGGTCACGTCCACGGCCTCAAACACGATGCCAACAGCGTTGCCGTCGTTGGAGGGATAAGGGGTGCCGGGTGCGACGATCTTATAAATGCCGTCCTGCACGCCCATAGAGGCGGGAATCTCGCGGGTCTTCAGCACCAGGCCGACTTCGCTTTCCAGGAAATTAGGCCGCTTGGTGCATGCGGTATTGGTCACAAAAGACATGGATCAAATCACTCCTTCGTAGTCTGCGCATACTGCGCGTTGAATTGTTTTGCGTACATTGCCCCCAAACCTTCCGCTTTCGGTGCGCCGCCGGTACCGACGGGCTTTGCAAACGTAGGGGCGGGCTTGCCGGTCTGAAACGCGCTGGGGTCTGCATCCATCTGAGCCTTATGCCACTCGTCAAACCCCTCAAAAACGCCGTTTTCCAGCTTCAGGCCCTTGGTTTTCAGGTCTGCGATATAGGCACGTTCCGCCGCCTTGGAGCTGAATTTGATGCCCTTGTCATTGATGACCTTGCTGATCGCATCAGAATAGTCCCTGTCGGCGATCTGAGCCTTATACTCGGCGGTTTCCTTGGTGTACTTGCCTTGCAGCTCCTCCAGCTGCTTGCGGATGCCCTCCGCGTCGCCGCTGGATTTCTTCAGCTCCTCGATGTCCTTGTCGCGGTCAGCAAGACTTTTCTGTGCCGCCGCCAAGTCCTCTTTGGCCTGATCCGCTTTCTGCTTCTCGCGGCCAATGTCCCGGCTGTTTTCGTCGAGGATCTTGTCCACAACGTCCTTTTCCAGCCCCAGACCTTCCAAAAAATCGCGTTTCATGTCTGCTCCTTTACCACTTCGCTTTTTTCGCGTGGGTCGCCTCCACTGTGGCCCCGTAGTTTTGCGACGTCGGGCCGGTCAAAAATTTTGAAAAAAAAGAAAGAGGGGCTAACCAACTACAAACTGTAGTCAGTTAGCCCCTCTCGGCTCTTCTCACTCACCGCTTAGAGCGAGGTCGAATATTTGTTTGACTTATTATATCACGTCACACCAACAAAAAGCAAGCGGAAAGTTTCTCGTCCCTTGGGCGTAATCAGCGTTTGCATGCCGCTCCACTTGGTTTTCTCGTTCAAGCACTCTTTCACTTCAAAAAGGCCGTCGTTCTTCGCCTCGCAAGGAAGTAGTTTTCCCTTCTTGTCTCGGTAAATGTATTTCTTGCCCAAAAGAAATTCAACAAACTTCTTGGGCGGTGCGCCGATCTCTTTTGCGGTTTCCCTGAAATTGGTCAAAAGATTCCGGTCAACCAGATCGTCAAAGTAATCTGCTTTCGGTGCCATGATTTGGTTTTCCACCGTCAGAGCCGCAATGCGAACGTCGCGGGCTTCAATGGTTTTCTGTGCCATTAACAGCGCCGCCGCCATCAACTCTTGCGGTGTCATGTTCTCTTGCCCTTTGATGTACCCGCCGCTCTTGCGAACGCTGGGAATAACTTCATCAAAAATCCATCTTTCAAATTCGTCTGCGCCGGGCAGCTTAGACCGCGCCGCAAGGCGGTAGATGTCACCCTCTCGGACAAACACCATTTCTTGCTCTCCACCCTCTGTATGGGTGCGGCGTTTTACCGCCCCCTTGCAATGCGCCGCAATCGCATCTTTCGGTCTCTTATAACCGAGAGCTCTTGCTACATCGCTCCCGCAGAAAAGCACTCCGCCGTCTTCTTCAATCGTACGGATGTTGCCAAATTTAGGATTATCGAAAATCATCAGCTCGTTCATGCAATATCCTCCTTCTTCATCGGTCTCATAACAATTTCGATTTCAAATCGATCCTCTCTTGTTGCAAAGACCTCATTTACAACGTAGTCGCCAAATGCGTCAAGTAACACGTCGTTGTAGCCGCTGCACCCCTCCTGCCATACCGAATAAGTGCATCCAAGAACAACCACATCCACAGCCTTTGCGGTCTTGATTACTTTGCAAACGTCTCTAACTGTCATAGTGAAAATCTCCATTTCTCTTGATTTTCACCGAAGGGGAGGTTATAATAGATTTAACCTCTGCTTCGGTGGTGGTGTTTGAGAAACAGTCCGTAACTTTCCAAGGTGGCGGGCTGTTTCTATTTTTGTATCTCGGCATACTGCTTTTCAATGCCATCCCGAACGACTTCCGACTTTGTTTTATTTGTTTGCTCACAAATAAAATTCAGTTTTCGCTCAGTTTCCGCATCAATCCGAAACCGAAAAGACTTATCCTTTGGGGTTTCGGTAAGCCTTGTGCCTTTGTGGATACCCATTTGTTCACCGCCTTTCTTTGTAGCCACATTCAAAATACAACGTAGCCACAAAGAAAAGTCAAGAGTTTTTTTCGATTTTCTTCAAATTCACATTTTCCCGCCGGATATGTATCACCCTCACCCCGTCTTTGGTGGGGATCAGCTCCACCCGGTCGCCCTTCTTCAAAACGCCATCAATGGCGTGCAAGGTGTTGGTGTCGAAAAGAGAAGTCATTTCATCCGTCATACAGCACCCCTCACGGAATCAAGTCCACAGCGCCCTTTGCCGCGTTATACAGCTTCTTCATGATCGAGTTTTCCTGCAAGTATTCCAGACCCTTCAGCGTGATTCGTATTTTGCGCGGGTTTCTGAGACAGAGGTCGCCGGTCACGCTGGTGTATAAGTCTGCGTTTTTGATAAGGCCCGCGTCTTGCAGCATTTCCAGATAGCGATGCAGGCGCTCCGCAGTAACGCCCATTGCTTCCAGCTGAAGCGCGTCAATATCAAACGCTGGCAAGTCCATGGAACGTTCCAATGCAAGCAGCAGCTTATAAATCGCCTTGAAGTTGTCCATCAGTCGATTACCTCAATGCTTTTAATATCTTCCGGATAGAAAATTCTGATCTCACCGCTATCCGCTTCCACCGTCATGTTGTCCAGCTCATCATCGGATTCCAAGGCGTCTAAAACCGCAATCACCTTACCAACGAACGACTCGCCGGAAGATGTCACAAGCCTTACACGCGGAAGCTGGTTTGCATAATCCCAAATATTTACCATTTATTTGTCCTCCTTTGGGCTTGTTGGAACAACGTGAGTGCCCTTTTTCGAGTAATAAATACCTCCGCGCTTTGTGTTGTGATAAGCGTTGTCTTTATAGTACCGACCTATCACACGATCTGCGTTGGTGTACTCAATGATTTTAACCGCTCCACTTTTCTGCGTTTGCACCACAACCGTTCCGGTTCCCACATGGCTGTCCACAAATTTCTGCGCTTCTTGCATCGTGATCGTCATAATGCTTTGCGGAGTCTGTTCATTCGCAAGTCTTTGCGCTTTATAGCGCTCGAACTCCATTGTTCCCTCAATGTGGCTGGCTTGCACTTGTGGCCGGATTGCTGTGGATATCTCGCCGCTGGCGATCTTCTCTTTCAGTATAGCGATATTTTTCTCGTTTTGCAACGCTGCCTGTGCGGCTTCTGCTTGCCGCTGCGCCTTTAGCGCTTGAGCGGCGGCAGTGCTTTTTGTATCGCCATACAAAACCTTCAACCGCTCCGATTGCTCCGGCAGCCCCGCCGCCTTGCTGAACTCCTTGTATTTGGCGTTCAGGCGGCGCAGTTTGATGTTGGCGGCGGTCTCGTCATCTTTCAGCCCAGCGGCCTTATAAGCGTCTCTAAGCCGCTTCTGCTTGCGTATCTGGCGCTCTATGCTGCGCTGCATCTGCGTAGCTTCGTATGCGGTGTACTTCTTGCCGTCATACTCGCAACCAAGGCCGTCATCAATGTGCGAAAGCTGTTCGTCGGTGTAGGTGCGTTCAGACACTCCCTCCACCCACGGAAAACGCCTGTGTCGGCAGTTGGCTCCCTCAAGGCCGTCAACGGCACCCAGACCGCAAACGTCGTAGATGTTGGGATAGATGTCGTCCTTGTTGACGGAATACACCTTGCCTTGCCACGCCTTATGCGATGACCACGGTGACGGCCCCGGCTTGTCTCGTGCGCCGGAATGGGCCGATACCTCAAAATACGGCGTTTCCAGATATTCGGCGGATTGCTCCGTATACTTGGCACACACCTGCGATACGCCGGTCATCACGGCGCGTCTCGCCGCCACGTCTACCTGATCCCGGTGCCCACTCTCGTAGTCCACCGTTTTCAAGCCGCTATCCGCCAGCTGCTTCACGGCATTGGATATCGCCTGATTGTAGGAGATCGCGCCGCTCTGCACCTGCATAAGCGCGGAATCGCAGCACCATTGGTACGCTTTGGCAGGCGGCAGCATCGTCCGGCCATTATCCACCAAAAAGCCCATGCTGCGGGTGATGTTCCGGCACTCTTGCTTTGTCTGTGCGTAGATCGCCGCAATAGCCGCCGCGTCCACCAGCACGTCAGGCCGCGTCACATCCGCCAACGTAATAAGCTCTGTGTAATACGCCTGATTCCGTTCCACTACATCGTCCAGCAGCTTCTTGAGCTTCTGCTCACTGATGCCCGTGGTCTTGCGTATGGCTTTCTCGATCTCCTTCAGGTCAATGCCGTGCGCCCGAAGCGCCTTGATGTCCTGCACCGTGACCTCGTTCAGCTCGTCCCGCAGCTTCAGCCGGGAGCATATCTCCGTCAGCAGCGTATCCTCAAGCCCACGGTACAACTCTGCCAGTTCCTCCGGCAGCGCATCTAAAGTAGCGGGGTCGAACGGGTATCTGTTCATTTTATGGCTCCCAAAAACACCCAATCTGGATTTTCAGTAGTCCAGATATTTATCCAAAGCGAACCGTGGCTTTCTTCCCAAGGATAACCCATCACTCCACCTCCCGCTGCGTCTCGTCCACAACGTCCTGCATCTTTGGCAGCGCCGCCTTTGCGGTCGCTTCGTCCTCGTTCATGTACTTTGCCCGCAGCTCCCAGTCGTTGACAATGCCAGCACTCAAAAGCTGCAAGTCGCGTGCAAATTCCTTGTCCTTGGTCTCCTGATCGTCAAGTATGCTGTCGCCCCAATCGTAAGTAACTTCATACTCGCCATCCGCAGCCAGCCCGTACAGCGTGGCATATGTGTTCATTGCATAGATCAGCGCATCAAACGTGTGTTCAAGCGCCGTCTGAATACTGCTGATCAGCACATACTTGCGCTGCTTGCTGCTTCTGATTTCTGTCGCCGTCTTTTCCACCGTTTGGGGGTCTGAAATATCACCGTAAGACAAGCCTACGTTAAACTCAATGCGCCGGAGAACATCCTGAAAGCCCTTGTAAACGGCGTCATTCCGCAGTTCTGGATTGAGGAACTGGTAGAAATCGCCGTCAGCAGTAAACGCGCCGATCTCAAACAGCCGTTTGTCGAACATGTTGGCCGTTGTGGTGTTGCCGTCCATCAGCACCTTGCGCTCACCGGACTTATACTCCCAACGCAGACGTTCCCATTGTTCATCAGCTTGCTTGATCAGTTCCACCGTTGCCGCGTCGCCATAAATGGACATGCCGCACAAACTGTTGGTATCCGCCGTGTTGGCGATGGGCGGCTTGAAATAGGCGAACAGCGGCCCTTCCATGTTCTGGATGGTTACTTCCTCCTGGATATCCGACCATTCCGGCACCACATCCAGCGGCGCAGGCGCACCCACAGATCCTGTAGAATCGCTGTAATACACCTTGTTCTTGATGGTGTATGTGGTATTGGTCAATTCGTGGGATTCCAGCCGCACATAGTACTTGCCGTTGACCTTTACCGGCTTGTCGCGGAACACACCACCGATGCACCTTCCAGTCGGGTCAAACTTGGTCGGCTGAAATCCTGCCGCGCCGGTCATGTCCACCAGCAGTTTGTCTCCGTAGATGTAAGGCTTCAATGCCACGCCACCCAGCGCAAGCCCCAGCTCCAGTGCCTTGCTGAAATTCTCCTTCGCCAATTGAAATCCATCGTTCAAGTAATCCGCACGCTGACTTCCCGTAATGTTGGCCGTGAACTCTACCAGCGTGGGCCGTGTTACCTCTCGGCAGATGGCGGCGGGCAAACCTACCGCTTTCACGTTGCAGTCCTGCCAAGGCGGCGTGTTTACCATCATGGCGTACCACAGCGCAATATACTTTTCCATCGTCATGCTGACGGCGGGAGATACGCCAAATTCCCGCTCGGCTGCCGCCTGCGGGAATAGTGCGCGTCTTACGGTGTTCATAAAGTTGCCCCAAAAACTCATCTTAACTCTCTCCTAAGCACAGTTTGACAGAGATACCGGGTTTGATCCATGCTGTGATCGTTCTCTTTGATCACTTTATCCTCCGGCGCTTCGGAATCCCAGCTGTAAAGCCCGAACTCCTCAAACGTTTTCACGCAGCTCTCGTGGAATTTCAGCTTTCCGGCCTTGAGCAACGCACCCGTCAAGCGGATGCCGTCCAACACCGCGTTATTGGCGTTCCACACAGAGAACTTCCCGTGTCTGCGGATGCACTCCGCAAACGATGCGGCGCTGGGGTCGATGATAATCCGCTCGATCTTGTACCCATCCGCAAAACGTTCCAGGTCTTGGTAATATTCTTCGTCCGTTTTCTGCCGGTTGGTCTCGCGCCCGCTGTGATAGTATTCCTTCTCCATCACAGCCTCTCCCTTGTGTACGCGCCACAAGCCAAACACCGTGGGGTTCTGCGTACCGTAGTCGCAGCTTATGTAATACGTTCCCGGCCCGCCTCGCTCACTGGTCACATTGACCTCGCGGGAGAACATGGGGTAAACAAGGCCCTCGGCGATCACCCACAGCCCACGGATATACCGGTCGTAGAACACACCGGAAAACATGGCCTGATATCGCTCCAGCGTCTTTTGCGATAGACCCGGGTTGTCCGTCATTTCAAAGTGGAGATACAGTGCGTTGCGCTCTTTTCTCCGCTTGATCCACTCTGTGTAAAACCAATGCTGCGGACTTCCGGGGTTGCAGGAAAACCATAGCTTTGCGCCGTCCACGCTGCATCGGGTCATCGCCTGCTCCACGAAGGAGCGCGGCATCAACACAACTTCATCCAGCAGCACACCAGCCAGCGTGCGGCCCTGGATCAGCGCATAACTGGCTTCGTCTTTGCCGCCAAACACCTCAAAGTAATTGGTCGATGCGCCGCGCCTTACCTCAAGGATCTTGTCAGACCGTCGCCACCGGATAATATACCGCTCTTTTGCCAAAGACATGGACGTAAACGGGACGATGATGTTCTTCACGCACGAGTCCACCGTTTTGCCGCAAATGCCAAACCGCTGGCCGCTGAAATTCTCCATCGCCCACTGTACAAACGCCCACATCATGAGAGACGTTTTGCCGGAACGAACCGCGCCATCACAGATCAGAGCGTCATATTTTGTGTAGGGAAATGCCAATATCTTGGCTTGTTTTTTACTAATCATCGCCTTGCAAGCCCTCCGCCAACTCCCGCAGGCTTTGACTAAGTGCGTCATCCTTTGCAGTATCTGCAGGAGCGCCGCCAATCATCGCCCACTTGTCAATCAGCGTCCCCATCGCCGTTGTGATCTGGCTAAGACTTGCTTCCGCCAGTTTGTCATCGTCGTTAAGCATTTCCAGCCCCTTGCCGATAAACGAGCACACCTGTTCTTTGTGCGCGTCCATATATGCCAAAATGTCCGCAGCAACCTCATCCTTTTTTTGTGCGGCTTTTTGCTCGAAATCGTCGCTTGCTTCAACGACGCGCTTTACAGTGGATGGATTTACTTTGTTTTTTCTCGCAGTGGCACGATAGCTGCCGCTTTCTAGATAATCCGCCAGTATTTTCTTTTTCTGCCGGTCTGTCAGACGCGCAGCCATTTCACCACCTCATTCTTCCACGTCAACCACGCCGTAGCAATACTCATACCACATCAACGGCGTTTCTTTTTGCTGTTCTGCGTAGAGTGTGTCAAACATCTTAACAATATCTTCGATAGTATCGCCATACTCTTTATGCAAATGGGCTTTGAATTTCGTAATAAGCCGCATATTGATTTTCATGAGCCTATCCATTTCGTCGGCGGAATACGTTATCTTGTTGATAATGTCCTTGTGGTCGTCGTTCATTCTCCTTCTCCCTCTTGCATCTCGCTATCCACCTGTATCAGGTCGTGACTACTGTCACCCACATAGAACCGCGCTGTCTTGCCCTTTACTGTGCAGGTACATGTTCCGTACTGCTTGGTCATGATCTCTGCCGCCACGTCGGGCGGAACACAGGTGATCCGGTAGCAGACAAACGTCTGCGTGTGTTCCTTCCCTTTGATATCTCGGTAACGATCATGCAGTCTGTATTCTACCAGCAAAGCCTTGATGTGCCGATCCAGCTCGTGGATGTAGACATCAAACACGCCGTCTGGCATTTCGCCCTTTTGCATGGTTATGTTGCAACGCATATCGTCCTCCTATTGTTCGGCTTCCCGCTTAGATTGTCACACGCTACCGGCAACTACGCTCCGAAAAGTCGCAGCCCCTATCTCGTCTGGTCAAACCGGTCTTGACGCATCAAGACAAGCGCAGTTTTCAGCGGACGTTGTCATTTCCATGTGAGCCATGCCGCACGGTCTCACATTGTCCGGGCGCTACCCGGCCTCTGGTACGGCATTGCAGTCCTGCCCTGCTTTAGCGCTTCAAGGAAAGTCCCTGTCACTTGCTGTGGTCTCCCCTTACGGGGCACCTATGCCGCATATGGTGCGTTTTCTTTCGGCTTTTGCCTATCCGCCTCGAGGAATACGCACAACCCTTCGGAACTCCACGGTAAACGCATGGCGGAGCGCCTACCGCTTCAATGTTCTGGCACACTTTTGGGCGGGACGCTATGCCACTTGCCCACGGTAGTACCGCACCGCTTTTTTCGTCGCGGATTCTGTCTCTACAGTCTCCGTATTGCCCAGCCGTTTTCTATGTGTCGGCACACTGTGGCCGGATGGGAGGCGCGACCTCCCGCCCCTGATCGTGGGGTAGCTCACGCAGTCCGGCAGATACCCGTCATATACCGCTGGCGGGTAAGCGGTCGAAAGGAAAACGATACCGTGAAAGCCGGTATGGAGGCATTGGCAGGACTTGAACCTGCATCTTCTTTCAGGCGCGGCGCTCTTCCCCATTGAGCTACAATGCCGTGTGTGCCCGCCGCCGTGCAACGACGGGCCACAGAAAGGAGAATGAAAAATGAATGCAAGCAAGATGAAATAGGAGGTGTCATAAGGCTGCACGTCTTCATAACTATTGTACCACACTTTTTGCAATGTTTATAGTGCAAAAACGCGGATTTTTTAAAGTAGTTATTCTAATTAAACACTATTTCACACCTCTTCAAAATACTTCACATCTCCGATACTACAAACGTATATCTGCCCTTCGTGGTATTCGCTGTGCCCGGCGATTTGAGGATTATAGAACACCGTCGCATTGCCGATGTCGGTAAATGTCTCGCCGTATACGAACACCTCGCAAAAGGCGTTTAAAGCCGCGTCAGACACCCAGCTTGCCGGGGTAGTGTACTACTGATACTCCCTGCATACGTCCTCCGGCGTGTAGCGGTTCCTGTGGCGATTGCAGGCGTTGAATAAGGCTTGTACAATTCCACGGCATTGGTCGGCATCGTTTCCCGCCTCTGCTGTGACGATCTGAAGCACCTTCGTCACGTTGTAGCCGAATGTCTCAAACTCGCGGTCTGTTCCGATGGCTGAAATCACCGCCTCCGCGATCTTCTCCGCTTCGTCTGGATCTTCGTATGCTTCTTCGTGTGGGCCACCCTCGATCACCAGGATCGTGCGTTCTTCCCGCTCCGGCTCCTTTGCAGAAAAACCGGTCAGCACGAGCAATGCCGCCGCCAGTATCAGCAGCACCCACGCAGCAGCAATAATGCGTTCATTTGTCGTTGGTTTTCGTCGTTTTATGTGGCATCTTCCTTTCTTTCGCCATATGAGCAGAAATCCTCCGGCTTGCGCGGCTGCCATGCCTCTGGGTGTACGTTTCCATCCGAATAAATTTTTAGGCAAACGCCCATGTCATAGTGCTTGCAGTTCTTGCACCTCACAACCGGAACCGCGTCAATGGTTAAAGCGTCTTGCAAAGCATCGTCGAGCGCATCAAATGCGTCTGTTGCCCCTTGTTCAATTTGCGCGTTAAACAAACGCTCTAATTCTTCAGCATCAATCAGCCGCATCGTTGTCACCTCCGGCCATTCTCGCCCCACATCCGGGGCAATAATCCGACAAAACGTATTCATCGTTGCAGCTATACACCGCCTCATAACCGCACTTCGAGCAAGCGTAGCCGCCGGTCGGATCAGCCCCTCTTTCTTCGGCACGATGCACCATGGACAATTCCGGATACACCCACGGGTCAAAAAACCGATGGCCGGTTTCCACGCCGGATACAGCGAGTAGTCGGGCCGCATCCGCTCCACATTGTCCGGCAGGCTTCCGTAGTCCTTGTACCCCGTGCCGCCGGTGATGATCTCGTCGGCATTGATGCAGGTATCCATATCCGGCGAGAAGGTAAACACTTTGCTCATGTATACCCGGTCGTAGTGCCTGAATCCGTCCCACCACTCCACGCTGTCGCCACGGGCTTTGTGGTAGACAGCCAATCGCATTAAGGCAAGGTTAGGGAAGTTGTGTCCGTCCACGTCGATCAATCCAATGTTCACGTTTCACTCCTCCCCAAACCGCATTTTCGTCACCGCAATGGGAAACGGCTCTATCTCGCTTGCCCATCGGGCAGAACCTTTCCCGTGCGTTCTTTCAAAGCATAGGGCAAACCCTCCAATGCCATCAAATAAGCTCCCCAGCGTGGCGTTTTCAGGCAGATATTTTGCCATGCGGTCGATCATCCACTGCCAGAAAGGCAGGGCGATGGAGTTGCCCAGCGCTTTATACTTGGGGCTGTCGGCTTCCTTGTGTTTCTTGCCCTTTTCGTCTGTCCAGTCTCCGATGTCCACCCATCCGTCTGGATACCCCTGCAAGCGGGTACATTCCATCGGCGTCAAGCGGCGCACCACCATGTTCTGTCGTACCGTGTTGTTCAGGTTCAGACTGCTTCCGCCGCTTTCTTTCGCCTGCAACGTTCCGTTGAGTTCTCCACCTTCGGTGAAGTTCCGGCAGTCCACGCTACTGCATACCAGGTCGGTGCCGTCCTTGTAGTCCCGTTGTTTGCAGGAACTTGCTGTAGTGCCCTCTCGGTAATCGCCGAAACCCTGCATCTGGTATGTAAGCGGCACCTGATTGCCTCCGGTGCCCATCCTCGCCTGTAACGCCGGTACTTGCTCGCCGCACTCGCGGATCACGTCGCAGGCGTGTGCCATGTCCAGTGCTACCACCGCAGGTTTATTTCCGCCACACTCAGCGTTCAGTGTAGGGGACAGCTCCTCCTGATAGCCGATGCTTCGCGCCTGTTCTCTGTTGCCAGGCTTGAAGCCGGCGCACAGCACAGATTCCCGGTTCAAACCGCTGTTTTCTCTGGCGGAAAGCGCTGCCATTACGCCCTTTTCATCGTATACACGTTGGCTCTGTGCGTCCCAAGGTGTCATACACATCACACCGTGGCGGTCGCCAGCGGTCAATGTGGGGAACGGGTCGCCTTCTTTGCCCACGCCAAGCCCGTTGCCGCTGCCGTCGTGGTTGCGGCTCTCTCCGCCGCCCTGCCATCTGGTGGCCTTGTCGTTGATGGGGATTGCCATTGCAAAAACGCCATGCGAATGTGCAGCAGAAATGGTGTTCTCCGGGTCTCCCGGTTCTCCTACGCCAAATCCTGTTCCGCGCCCTAACGCTTCATGGCGTGTAGCCACCATCAGGTTTATAGGCGTAGGCGTGAAAATCGTCTGATTGTTCCCCGTCCCCAGCGTTCCGCTTTTCTCCGTCTGCACTAACGCGCCCTTTCCTCCGCCGTCACAGCCCCCCCTGATGCGGACTGCATAAGAAGCACCTGCTTCAGCAGCTTCGGCAAGTCCTTCCCCCGCCGCTCCGCTCTCCGCAGGATGCCCAGACAGGCTTTCGCGCTCAAAGAGTATTTCTCCTGCGGCGTCTCCTCCAAAATCTGCGACAACCGAGATTCTTCTGCGACGCTGTGGGGTCCCCATTTGGAGCACATCTCCTGTACGGCTGTCTCGGATGGTTTTTCCCCAGTATTGCGCGTCGTGAGTGCGCCACACCACGCTCCATCGTCCTCCCACCTCATCGTGGTACCCCCCCCAACTAGGCCAGCCTTTTTCAGGCACTTCAATACTGGGGGCTTCCGGTTCGACGATTTTGATGATCTCTTCAAGGACGGCTGCGAAGTCCTGTCCTTTGTTGCTGCTAAAGGCTCCGACCACGTTTTCCCACACGAGAAACCGAGGTCTGACCATGTTACCTGTCCGTCCATTGCGTATGTCCTCCGCTCTCATTTCTTTCACGATGCGCACCTGCTCCATGAACAGGCCGCTTCGCGCACCGGCAAGCCCCGCCCGCTTTCCTGCGATGGATAAATCCTGACACGGGCTTCCGCCGGTAATGCACCATACCGGCTCGATCTCCGCGCCGTTGATCTTTGTGATATCTCCTAAATGCCGCATGTCCTACTCCCCAAACACCACGCCGTACTCCTCCTTCAGCATATCCTTGATATGCCGCCGACGGATACGGCCCTCGTTGATCTCCTGTGCGATCTGCGTCAGACACTCGTAGAGATATGCAAGACTCTGCGTGTCCCGGCAGTCCGCTGTCTGCTCCTGCACATGCCATCCGCATTTGTCCATCAACACCATTGCCACCATGTCCATGCACTCCTGCGTACCTTTCAGGCGGCCTTGCCGTATCAGCCGTTCATCGCGGGATAGATGCTGCTTACCCATGCGCATAACCACCAAATAGTGATACTTGGTTTTCATCTAAAGGGTCCAGCATTTCATCCTGCGCCTTGCGGCAGAAGTCACGGCTTATCTCAAATCCGTACCCCTGTCGTCCCGTCTCCATGCAGGCCCGCAGAGTACTGCCGCTACCGGCGCAAGGATCAATCACAACATCGCCAGGGTCTGTAAAAACGGTAATCAACCGCTTTAGCAATGCTACCGGTTTCTGCGTCGGATGTATCTTTGGGATTTCCTTCCCGTCTCTGCGCCACTCGAACCAGTTGAAAACCATGCGCTTCTGTCCGCTCTCGTCTGTGTTGCGAAACTTTGGCAACTTGTCCCGATATAGAACAACTGCAAACTCCGTCGCACCTACGATCCGCATGTTGGCTTTCAGAACCTGTGCGGAGTAGTTTTTGACGAAGAACAGCGGATAGGATTTCATAAACCCATATCGTTTGCCATAGTCGATTACCGTCTGCATCTGCTCAAAGGCGCAGAACACGATCATGGCCGGAGCTTCGCCTGTTGCTCTTGGTTCTTTTTTCAGCAGACGAGAGCAGAAGTGCATATATTCTGCAATTTTGAAATTCCCGTCGGAGTTAAAAAACGCTTTTTTCGCGAGGCAGCTTTCGCCATTGGAATTATCACCGCCCTTATACCACATGGGATTGCTGGCGTAGGCGTTTGTTCCGATGTTATAAGGGATATCAGCAATCACCAGCTGCGCTTTCGGAATGTTGTACTTTTTGAAGTTCTGAAAATTGTCATTGAATAGTCGCACCTGTTGCTTACCCATCACTCAGCCTCCACCAGTTTGCCGTCCACCAGCTTGTACCAAGTGTCTGCCTTGATGTCCTCGCCGTCTACGACAAACGCCTGCCACTCCTTGATGTCGCAATCATTTGTGTTTTCTTCGCAGATCACCAAAACAGCGCCCAAACCACCCTTAATCTTCACGCCGTTGCCGCGAACAAGGCCACAGCCGTTTTTACCAACAGAAACAGATCCTTTTGCCGTGGCTGCGCCGAAGTTGCCTGCCGTGGCTGCGCCGAAGTTGCCTGCCGTGGCTGCGCCACTGTCTCCTGCCGTGGCTGCGCCCCTGTTGCCTGCC